CGCATAGCCCTGCGCCGCTGCGGTCGCTCCCGCCGCATTCGAGGCAGCTGTAGCTGCACTCGCAGCTGCCTCTGATGCGCTGTCCTGTGCCGCAGCCGCACTTGCCTCTGCCGCCGATGCACTCGCATCGGCAGCCGAAGCGGAGGTACTCGCCTTTTCTATCACGTCGAGCGTATGGGTTATAAGACCGTCAAGCGCCTTAAACGAGTCCGTCCCCTCGGGATAGTCGGTATCGTACACCTCCTCGGTCACAATAATATTAAAGGTGGGTGTGGTGAGAATAAGTCCATCCGCGCCGTACAGCTTAAAGCAGCAGCTGACCGTACCGCGCGTACTAACCGCAGCCGACGGTATACCGTATTCAATGCGCGAAGCACCGATAACGGCGGCATCCCCCGCAACAGTCGACCCGTCCGGCTTGATCGCCTCAAATATTACATAGGTCTCATCCGAAAAGACGTACGCCCTGCCGTCCTCGCACAGCTCACATACGAGCCTCCGCGCCGTATCGCCCTCGCTTATCCGCAGCACCGCTCCCGGCATTCTGCCGTGAAGGTCAAGCTTTATTCTGAAAACTGACGGATTCATTTTCCTTCCTTTCCGCGCCGCAGCGCCGTGTTCCCTTACATAGCAATTATACTCGCAGCGCATGTAACATGGAAGTCCGGGCATGCTTTTTATCTGTCGAGAAAAAAGCCGACAGCGGTACGGCGCGCAGCGGAACATTCGGCATTGACAAAGGCGGGTATGCATGGTAAAATTATGCGGGTATAACTAATTAAAGATACATTTTTCGACAATACGAAAGCTGAAACGCAGTAATACCGTAAAAGTGATAAAATACGAAAGGAAGCCTCCGAGCTACGGAAGCCGCGGTCAGAATAAATGAAGATAATAAAGCGAGCCATAGCCGCATGGGTCAGCGCGGTAGTTACGGCAACCGCGCTCACCCTACTGCGCTGCGCCGCGGGGAGGCAGCCGCTCCGGCGGTATTTACTATGGAAGTTCTGATCCAATCAGCAAGCATGGATGGCGAGTGATTATTGCGAGTCGAGATGTGAAAAGCACGGGAATACATTGCGCTTTTTAGGCCATTCATACCGATGGATTGACGAAAAGAGAGCCGGTATCAACTGCAGATGATCGATCCGGAGTTTCCATAAAATCCACCCACCGCCGCAGCGATCTCACACGCCGGAGGCGTATATCACACAGCACAGCGGTATTTCCCTCACCCGCAAGGGTAGATTATACTGAAAAAGAGCACTTGCATCAGCAAGTGCTCTTTTTCCTGGCAAAGAACCGTAATTTTGATAGAAATCCGTTAAGGGGGTGCAATTACGGTTTGGAGGGGGTGCATTTTTGATTTTAGGGGGTGCAACCACGGCTTTAGGGGGTGCATTACTCTACCCGTGGGGACAGCAATAAACCGCAGGCGTTGAAACCTGCGGTCTTGTCATGTTTGTTGGGACTTACGCCTCGATTTCTGTACCGCCCTGGAATTTGAAGGTCATCCGTCCGTCGGCGTGGACGGTTATCGTGTCGATAATGGTGAGCCAGAGCTTTTCGTCAAACTCGGTGAGGGCATCCAATTCCTGCACCTCAAACATAAACGCTCCGATGGCTTCTGCCTGGGCTTCCCGTGCCGCCTTTGTGGCGCGGAGCTGCTCAAGCTGTGCCTTGGCTTTTTCATACCGCTCTACAAACCCATTGTACCGGGCGGCGTATTCTTCCTGGTTCTGTGCCATCTGTGAATTTTCCGCAATGCAACGCTTTGTCAGTTCGGTCACCACATCGATCTCCTCAAGCAGACTCTCGATTTCTGTATCAATGCCTGTACAGTCTGTCAGGGTGGCTTGCATCAATCGGCAATCCTCAAGGATGTTGTCTTTGCTTTCAATGATAGCGTTAAGGGCGGTCACGAACCGCGCTTTAATGGTTTCCTCGTCCAGATGCGGCGTTTCGCATTTGTGCTCACCCTTGAATTTGCCGTTGCATTGCCAGATGACCCTGCGGTATTTTGAGGTCGAGTTCCAGACTTTCGAGCCAAAGTAGGAGCCGCAGTCCCCGCAGACAATGCGGGAAGAAAAAATGCTCTTTCCGCTGTACTGGCGGCTGATCTGCTTACGCCGCGCAAGCTCCGTCTGAACTTTGTCGAACTCTTCCGGCGTAATGATCGGCTCATGGCTGTGTTTCACATAATACTGCGGCACCTCGCCCTCATTGACCTTCCTCTTTTTTGTGAGAAAATCGACCGTGAAGCATTTCTGAAGGAGTGCAGCGCCCTTGTATTTCTCGTTTTGAAGGATGCTTTCCACTGTACTGGTCTGCCAGCGTTGTTTTCTCGATGGAGTCGGAATCCCATCTGCTGTCAGTTCCTTTGCAATGGCCCCCGGCGTCAACCCCTCCATGAATCGAGTATAAATCCGGTGGACAACGATTGCCTCCTCCGGAACGACTTCTGGAAAACCGTCCGCTCCTTTGCGATAGCCGAGGAACTGCTTGTATGGGAGGTTGACCTTTCCATCGGCAAACCGTTTTCTCTGTCCCCAGGTAACATTCTCGGATATGGAGCGGCTTTCTTCCTGTGCCAAGCTCGACATGATAGTTAGCAGCAGTTCGCCCTTGCCGTCAAAGGTGTAGATGTTCTCTTTTTCGAAGTAGACTTCTACACCTTTTTCTTTCAGTTTGCGGATGGTAACCAGACTGTCAACCGTGTTTCGGGCGAAGCGGCTGACCGACTTTGTGACGATGAGGTCGATTTTACCGGACATGGCGTCGGCGATCATTTCATTAAAGCCGATGCGATGCTTGGTATTCGTGCCGGAAATGCCTTCGTCGGTGTAAACCTTAACAAACTCCCATTCGGGATTGCGTTTGATGTATTGCGTGTAGTAATCCACCTGTGCCTCGTAGCTGGTGAACTGCTCATCGCTGTCTGTGGACACTCTTGCGTATCCTGCGACCCGCCGTTTTTGTACAGCCACCTTGGAAAGGTGCGTCAGCGGATTGATGGTCGGCGGAATGACTGTGACCGACCGTGCTGCTGTTCTGTTCATTCCTTTTTCCTCCTTGCCTGTAATGCCCGCTGTCGTGCCTTTTCTTTCATTTCGGGCGTCCAGCTTTCTGCTCTGGAGCGATCTTTCCACCGTTTAACGATTTCGGAACCGTCATCCAGGCAGAATACAATCACATTGTTTTTCTCTGCTCTGATTTCCGTTATTCTGTTCTTGACCGACTTTGCGCTGAGCCTGTCGATGCTCAATACCTCAAGTGTGAGAGCCACAAGCGTATCTTCGGGTATCTTCTTTGCTGTGCATTCAGATTTGCCCCTGGTCTGGAATGTGGTGCAATTCCAGAAATGTTTGCCTCTGTAAGTGACACGCTTATAGGTGTTGCCGCAAATACCGCAGCGGATGAGTCCTGAAAAGGCTGAACGTGACGGCTTTTTTCGGTCTGCCGTCTGCTGTGCTATCTTGCGAAGCCGCTCCTGGGCTTGTTCAAATGTGGCAGGGTCAATAATTGGCTCATGGGTTCCTTCTGCATAATACATTGGCAGTTCACCCTTGTTTGCAACCAGTTTCTTCTCAATATGATTATTGCGGTACCGCTTTTGCAACAGAGCATTGCCGAGGTATTTTTCATTTGACAATGTGTTTCGCATCCGCTCGGCACACCACCTGCCGCCGAGCGCACCCCTATAGCCCCTGGCATTCAAATCACGGCTGATAGAACTCATGCTTTCGCCGCTGTTGAACCGAGAAAATATCTCTCTGACAACAGCGGCTTTCTCTTCGTTAATCTGGACACCATCTGCGGTGATGCTGTAGCCGAACAGGAAACGCAGGTTAATCAGTTCACCATTTTCAAAGGCTTTTCGCACACGCCACTTTTGGTTCTCGCTGGCTGACAGGCTCTCTTCCTGTGCGTAGGATGCCAGGATGGTCATCATCAGCTCTCCGTCTGCACTTATGGTGTGGATGTGCTGCTCCTCGAAATAGACGTCAATGCCCAGGCTTTTCAGCTCACGGACAGTTTGGAGCAGCGTCACCGTATTCCTTGCAAAGCGTGAAATGCTCTTTGTAATGACGAGGTCGATTTTTCCTTTATGGCAGTCCTCGATCATACGCTGAAAATCATCCCTCTGGCTCTTGGTGCCGGTCATTGCTTCATCGCTGTAAACGCCGCAGTACAGCCAGCCGCTGTGGTTTTGTATCAGATTGCTATAGTAGCTGACCTGGGCGGATAAGGAATGCAGCATGGCATCCTTGCCGCTGGAAACACGGGCGTAGGCGCACACACGCAAGGCTCTTGGCGGCACCGGAATGTGGGAATCAACCCGTTCTACAATTCTCTCCATTTGATTCACCTCCTTCGGGTGTGTGACATATTACCTCTGAATCAAGAACATATCCAGTTGTTTCAGCGGAATATACTACCCGAAGATATGCCATACTTTTTGGCGATAATTGTATCAATTTTTGCGTACTCTTTGGCTGAAATAAGCCCCTTGGAACGCATACTCCGGGCGAGTGCCATAGCCGTTTGATAGGCCATCAGCCGTTTTTCGTAATCAGTCATATCTGACCTCCTTTCTGCGAAACTCAGCGTAACAGGCACGGGAGCAGAACCGACGGTGAGCATTGCCGTAACTTTCAAACTGCTTTCCGCAATGAGCACAAGTAACTGTGTAATAGGCTTTGCGCTTCACCAGTTCGGGATGATTGTTCCACCATGTCATCCTGCAAACATCCGAGCAGAACTTCTTTTTCCGCTTATGGGGTGTTTGCTCAAGCGGCTTTTTGCAGTTCCGGCACAAACCGTCCTGCTCGGTAAGATTAACTTGCACAGGGTGCCTGGAACAGTAGGACTTTATGGTATTCTGCGGTAATCCCGTTATCGTTGCGATTTTCTTGTATCCGTAGCCTTTCTGCTGCAGTTCAACGATGTGGCTGCGTTCTGCATTCGTCATAGTCATGGCTCCTCTCTGAGAACGGCACTTCTCGCTATACCCAGAAAAAAGTCCTGTTTGTCAGGGACAACAGGGTAAAAAAATAACGCCCTCCACGGAAATGAATCCGCAGAGGGCGTGTGCAATGGTTACTTGTTCGGGATTTTCAGCTTCATGCCGCTGTAGAGGACATTGCTCTTCAGTCCGTTCAGGCTGACGATTTCCTTGTAGCGGCTGCCGTTGCCGAGGTACTTCTTGGCGATTGCCCAGAGAGTATCCCCATGTACAACGGTGTGGATGCGGTAATTCTCCGCAGGTGTTGCGCCGACTACGGAGAGTGCGGAAACCTTGATGGGAGACATGATGGCGTATCTGCCGCTCTCGTCCCGGTTGATGACCGCACGATCACTGCTGACCTCATAGACATACCAACGCAGTTTGCGCACCCAGGACGGGATGGCTTTGCCGCTGTAGTAGGTGCTGCCGGTGATGGTCACAAGGTCACCCATTTTCACTGTCCCGGTGGCAGGCTGCGTGGGCTGTGTGGGTTTTACTTCACCGCCCAGCTGTGCCGTGACCTTTTCGGCGAGATCGCCCATTCTGGCATACATCCAGTTGCCGGGACAGGATTTATTCGCAAACCATCTGTGGACGGTCAGTACCATCTCATCCGACTTCGGATTGTAGTTCAGCGTTTTCGTCTTATCCCCAAGCCAGAGTAGCTTGGTTTTGCCGTTGCGCTTGCAGATATCCACGCAGAGCTTGATGAGCGTCTGGTAGACGATGTCCTTGAACGCATACGGATCGGTGGTATCGGAGGCGCACTCAATGGTGACGGCTCTCTGGTCGTTGGCTGCGGAGGAGGAGCACCAGGAGCGGTTTTTCTCTTCCACATACATCCCGACACGACCGTCCACTCCGATGCCGTAGTTGCTGCTTGCCTGCCGTGAGGTCGGCAAAAAGATGTTGCCCAGCGTTTCCACACTGCACTGACCCACCACGCAGTGCGGTGTGATGCGGTCAATGCTGTGGGTGCGCTGCCCGGAGTGGTTCGGGCTGAGTTTGGTGTAGGACACCAGGGGGCTGTTCGTGTAAGCCATGTTATTCATCCTCCTTTTCACTGCGGTCATGAAGCTGCTCCAGCACAGATTTCAGCTTCTGCGGGATGGGCAGTCCCAGGTATGCGGCGTTTTCCAACAGGGACACGCCCTCATTCGACAAATAGAAGAAAATGACGGCGGTACGCATTACCGAGCCGCTGCCGATGACACGGGTGTCGAGAATATGCCCGATGCCGACCAGGGCGAAGATGAGCACCTTTTTGAAAATGCCCTTGAAGCCGACTTCGCTGGACAGCTTCTTGTCCACCACGGCGCACATGATGCCGGTGATGTAGTCGATGACTACGAAAGCCAGAAGCGCATAAAGCAAGCCGTCACATCCTCCCAAGAACCATCCCAGCCAGCCGCCGATACCGGCGAACACCACCTGAATGGTCGTCCAGAATTCTTTCATGTTGTTTGTCCTCCTTTGAAATTTGAAAATGAGTATGAAAAAAGGCACTCCGCAGAGCGCCTTGATTCCGAAAAATATTCTTTATGTTACTGTGGTCAGCGACACCGTGTGCCACGAAGACCATGTGCCGCCATAGTTTCCCCGAATATACATCCTTGAGCCGTTATAGACGGTGTACCGCTGCTGAATAAAGTAGCTCTCCGGCAGAAAGACCTCCAGCATACCGATTGTGGTGGTCGGAAAGTGCTTTTCCGTGGAAGCGGAATACGCAAAATAGTAACCGGGAGTCTTTACATTGTTGAGGTCGGTGGTCGAGCCGTCCACTCTACCCATTTTGCCGTGGACATTGACGCCGTTCATGTGGATGCTGCCGTCCACATCCAGCGTGGCTTGCGGGTCCGGCGTGTTGATGCCGACCTTCTTTTTACGAAGCGCAATGAGCGGTGTACCCTGCGAGACAGTAAAATACAGATCCAGACTGCTCAAGGAATAGAGCTTGTCTTGGATCTGTAGATGAAAGTCGTAGGAACTGTTTGCATCCAGACTGCACAGTTCCAAATTGGAGTAGCTGAAAGAGGTTCCGCTTTTTTTCGTGCCGGAATAGATGCTGGTGTAGCTGCCGTAACTGCTCTCACTGGTTTTCTTGTACCGATACCGGACATAAACCACGCTGTTTTTCTGCGTCCCGTCTACGGTCACAGCAGAAGTAGAGCCGCTGAATTTGAGCTGCATTTCCGCTTCAATGTCGTTGGTTCGTCGGAGCGTTATCGTGGATATCTTCGGCTTGGTGTACGGAATGACCGTCACCGTCCGTGAAGTTTCGGCGGTGTAGCCGCGGGAGTCCGTGACCGAGAGCGTGACCGTAACATTGCCGGACTTGGCGATCTTTCCGACTGTGATAGCAGACCCAGTTGAATTGGATGCGGATAAACCATTGCAGGAAGCGGTATAGTTGGAAATGGACGCTCCGTTCTTCGCAGTCGCTGTTCCGGGAGTGACCTTGAGGGTCGAGTAGTCCTGCACGAACAGCTGGTCGTTGCCCGTGAGGTTTTTCGTGGTCGTGTAGCTGTCGGCATAAGTGAATCCGCTTATGGTCGGAGCGGAATTGGTCGCCGTGGTCAGTACCGTGGCGGTTTTGCTAGAAGTACTGCCGATCTGCGTAGACTCGCTGTAGGACGAAACCGCAAAAGTGCCGGTGAACGACTTGATGGATGCCATTGCATTCAGCAGCGTCGTCCTCTGCGCCGATGTCAGCGTGACTGTGCGGTTCGCAGTGCCCTTCGACCAGGAAAGCCCGGAAATAGTCAAGATGGTCGTGCTGCCGCTTTTGATCGCCAGAGAATTGATGTAAGACGGTTCGTACACGGTGACATTGAGGGTGATGGTCACTCTGGCATTGTCTGCGGTCACCGTGCTGACGCTGTTTACCACCGCACCGCCCAATGTTTTCACCGTGGAGCTGCCGGAGGTGCCATAGACTTGGTTATACTGCCGCCGTGCCCGCACCTTCACCGTGTAGTTTGTGTTCGGCGAAAGTGAGGACAATGTTACGCTGGCACTGGTGGATGCGGTCGTAAAAAAGGTCGTCCATGTGGAGCCGCCGTTTGTGCTGTACTGCCAGATATCCGCTGTTGAGGTGGAGTTTGCAGAGATTTTGAAGCCATTTGCGGTAATAGCCGAAACAGAAAAGGTAACGGCAGGGGCAGCTCGGTCAATGGTGCTCAGCGTCACATTGTAGCTGCCGGAAGGACCGGTGTACTGACCCCACGGGCTGTTAACGCCCCAGTGCCAGTAAATCGGAAGGGTCAGCGTACCATTGCTGTTGTGGGATACCGTGACCTGCTTGTCCTCAATCAGCCACTTCGTGCCGCTGCCGCTTTGACCGTTCGTAAAGGTAAAGCAGTTTGAGCCGGAGGTAGCCGTGCCGATATAGGAAGTGCCGTTGGTGCCGAAGTCCGACCATGCAATGGAGTATTTCGAATAGACATACATACCCAGAGCAATGGTCGAGGTGTTTGCGATCACATTCTGGGAAATGACCTTCACATAGATGTAGAGGTCGGTCGTCCAGCTGTTGGAGCCGTAGTTCGTTTTTTCGGATTTTACCAGATAGGCGGTGCCGCCCGTCATTGCCATAGCCTTGCCTCCTTAATCCAGAATGACGATGTTCAGCCCCTCAGATGCCGTTGGCATGGGAACGAACTTCGTCTTGCCCACGGTCAGATCGCCGTCCACCGTGGTTTTCTTGGTCTGCGTTTCGTCTTTGTTGAGAGTGAAAATCACCTCATCGTTGTAGTAGCCCGCAAATTCCGCATTCGTAATAACCGTCCGCTGGGACGATGCGCTGTTGGATACCTCAATACCGCGCTTATCGATCTTGACCTCCTGGGTGTAGATCTCGTTGGGTGCAGGTGTCCACTTTCGGGGTATCGCCCCTTCGGAGATCATGATGTCGGCAAGATAAATGGACGCATCCCGGCAGTAGCAGTAAATACGCAGCGTGGGGTCGGTCACATCCGTGAGCGTTACGGAGTAATCCGTCCAGTCAAACGCCGTGGACTTATTGAACAGGTACTTGGTTTTGTTCCCGTTGTAGGTCACATAGAAATACCCGGACATGGTCGAGGTTTTCTTTGCCCGAACCGAGATCGTGTAAGTGCCGGGAACTACCCCTCGGATGTACTGCGACAGCGAGGAGTAAGCTCCCAGCACAAAGCAGGAGTCGGAAACGGTGTTGTTCTGCGTATCTGTGGAGGCATCCGTTTTCAACGTACCGGAGTAGATCCAATCATCCGTGATACCGTTCAGCCCGGAAGAATTCTGCACATAGTTGATGCCGCCGATATACTGCTCCTGCATGGTGACGGACAGCCCGTCCACCGTGTGTTCCAGCTCCGAAACACGGCTTTCGGAGTTCAGTACCCGTTCCTCCAGGACGCCCTGGTCGTTGGACACCGTTTCCATCGTTTCGGTGAGGGTTGCCACATAGCTGTTCAGCCCGTCGATGGTCTGCTGAAACTGTGCATCCTTCTCGGTCAGAATGGAAATGGTGGTGCGGATCGTTTCAATGTCGTTCTGCACCACCCATTCATTTCCGTCCCATATTTTCGTTTCCGGCGGGGTCACGGAGGTGTCCACCCAGAGCTGCCCCTCATAAGGGTTCTCCGGCGGCGTGTCCGAGGTGACCACATCGCAGAGACTGATAATCGTGAACTGAGCCGATGCGATCATCTCACCACCTCCTTAAAGAGTCACAACGACCATAAAGGTCGCCTTGGTATCCACATCGGTGCTGGATACCGACAGGGTCTTGCCGGTCTTGCTGCCGTTGGTACCCCAAGAGGTATCGACAACACCGTCTTTGTTGTACTTCGTCCAGGTGTAACTGCCGTTTCCGGCTGCGTCCACCTCGGAGCCCGCCTGGTAGCAGACGGCGGTCAGCACGGTCGTACCCTGGCCGTTCTTGAATACATCACCACCCGTGGAGGTGACGATGACCTGCAACGGGTCGGAGTTGTCGATGAAGGTCGCCACATCGAAAAACTTCGTGTTATAAGAAGCGGATGCGGAATCCGTGTCCTGGGCACAGCACTTGAACACGGCGTAGCTGTTTACCGCTGTGGCGTAGACCGTGAGCGTATTGGTGGCCGTGCCGGTGTATTTGTCGGCGGTATCCGAGAGCTTGCGCCAGCCGATACCGAAGTCCGCATCATAGCCGGTGGAAGAGGTAGCAGTGACAGATGCGTCCATGACCGCCCACTTATAGCTAACCTTGGTGGTATCCACCGTAGAGCCGCGCCACAGCTCGGCCTTGGCGGTCAGACTGGCGACCTCCTCATTCTTGAACACATTTCCGTTGGGTGTGGTGACCAGCAGGTCGACGATGCCGGAACCGTTGACCACACGGGAGAAGGAAATGGTCAGTGGATGGGTCAACGACAGTCCGGTGCTTTCGTCCTTGTAAGTGATAACGCAGCGGTAGTCGATGCCGGGCAGCTCCGCCATGACATTGGCCTTGACCGTGAGAATGTGGCTCTTTGCACCGCTCAGTCCATAGTTCGTGCCTGCGGAGATGGCGGTGTTGCTGTCGCCCACATACCACTTGACCGAAGTGACATTGGCGGTGGCGATCTGGTCGGCGGTGGTACCGATGACATACAGGCTGGGCGTCAGAACGAGGTTCTTCGTTTTCCAGTCCGGGGTATAACTGCCGTTATCAGGGTTATACATCTGGGTCTTGGCGAGGTTTGAGCCGATGTACCCCGTCAGCGTCAGTGCGTCATTGTAGTCGATGATGGTAAACTGGCCTTGTGCTTTGCTCATGTGAGAAGCCTCCTTTGAAGTTGTTGTATCAGAAACGGACGCTGTGCCGGTTTCTGTTGTGGGTTCTGCGGTTGCCATAGTGAATTCCTCCGTTATAACAGGCTCTGCCTGGTCGTAGTGTCGATGAGGTCACAATAAAAAGTGGCGCGGACTTTGACATCCGCACCGGTAATGACCACGGACTTTGCGCCGCCGAAATGCTGTTCATTCCAGACTTTGTCCGCTTCCGTATCCTCCGACACTCTTGTCCAGATAAACTGGTTGGCGTCCAGCGTGTCGGTGATGTCTTCATCCCAGGAGTACACCTTGGCGGAAAGCAGCGTTTTTACATTGCCGTTTTTGAAAATGTTCCCGTTGGACGAGATGATAACCAGCCGAAGCATTTTCTGCTCCTCAATGGTGGTAATGCGGTCGCTGACCTCGGTGACCTCCTTGCTGGTGGCGTAGGCTCGAAGCACGACCTCGCCGCTCTCCAAATCCCAATAAGACGAGCCGTCCTGCGACTGGATAACACCGGCCTTGATGATGTTCGCCACCAGAGAGCCGGAGGTGATGAAGTCTGCAACGATCTGACCGTCCGCCGTGATGGCAGTTTCGTAGGGACCGTTGTAGCCGTTATGGGAAAAGCCCAAACCGCCCACATTCCACCGCCAGACATTCACGGCTTCGTCAATGGAGGGAGCGTCCAGAATCAGCAGTTCGTAGGGCTGTCCGTTTTCCTCGGCAGTGTGAATGACCACATAGCCGCCGCTCTGCCCAGTGATAAGTCCCGTGGCTTTGCCGATGGCGGCTTGGAGCAGCTTCGGAAAGCGTCCCACCGTGGATTCCACCTTATCAACCGAGGACTGCACCTCGGAGATGGTGGTGATCATGCTGGACTTGCTCTGACCGAGGGAAATACTCTTGTGCCGCTCGGCAAGGGTGTCGTATACGGTTTCAATGACCATAGCCGACACGCTGACACCCAGAAGCGAGTGCCGGATGGTGACGGTATCACAGAGATTGACCCGCTCCAGCAGTGCCGAATACTCCGGCTGTTTCCAAAGCGGTTCGAAAGAGACCGTTACTGTCGGAATAGTTGTGCCGAGCGGATTGGCCTTAATGTAGCTGTTGGCCTTTGCCCGGAGCGCTTCCTCCGTGATAGCCGCATCTCCAAATTGGTCGGAGAAATCCATGATGAGCGTTTTCGCCCGGATGATCTCCGAGGTCACAATAGGAAGCGTCACCTCCGGCAGCGTGACTACCGTTTCGGTGTCCGCACCTTCCGGGGTGTACACGGCATATGGGAGCAGTGCGGTATACACACCGCTGTTGTCCTCGTCCTGCTCCATGGCGGTGAGGTTCTTGCCGTATTCAATGACCACTCCGGTCTTCTGCCCAC